GTAGATATGACTAATCCATCGAAAATATTGTCTAAGCTTGTATTATTTGAGACAATTTGTTGATATTCATCAGAAGATATAGACCAATTATAAGCTGTAGAAGATGTTTCTTGTAAACTTACCTGTATTTCAATAGGCGAACCATCGCCGCCTGTTGATTTCCATGATTTAACTGCGAAAATTTTATTAGTCCAACTATATCTGTCCATTGTGACTTTTATAGTGTCGCCTACCTGTAACTGATATGCTTTAGCCCCAAGACTAAGATTCATGACGATTTGCTCACGACTTGTATATAATACTTGTTTAGCAAGCCTTTGTGCTGTTGCTGAACTTGTAACTAGGGGCAACGGCAAGTCTACAATGCTTTCAACATTATTATCTTCCGTCATATCTTCAAGTTGCTGTTCTGGATAATCGTCAGCTATCCATCTATTGTCTTTATCAATGAAAGTACCACGAACTGTATTTACTAAATCTCTGCGTGAAAATCTTGTCTGTATGCTTATAGCGCTTCGAACATCATCAAGTGTAAATGCATCAGTAATTGTAGGTGGATGATATGCTCCAGCTACTAGCCTAAATTTACCCTGCGCCCAGAATAAAGTTCCATTCATACATTTTGATATATCATTTAAGTTTTGTTTTTTGCTTTTTCCTGTAGAAATAGACCCATTTACTTCAAAAGTATTATCTTCTGAACCAGAAACACCAACGCTTGCACAATCATCTGCGGCTATACCGATCATATCATCATCAATTTGGCTGGTATCTGTTGCAACACCCTGAGAGCTAACGAGATAATCCCTCATAACTAAAGCCGCGTTAGGAGAATATGTCCATGTAGCGTCATCATCTTTTCTTTGAGTAGATTGCCCTAAAGAACTATTATAGGCGCTACTGGTGCTATCTTTGCGTGGGTCATAGACCTTTTTGCCCTTAACAACGGCTGTAATTAAAGGCATTCCACTTTGAAATACATTTTGATCATATTCTAATCGCACATACAGACAAGCAACACCCCTGCCTTTAAATTGGTTTGTATAATTTGTTGGTGGATTGCTTTGGCCTACCAAAGTGCTATAAATATTTTGAGTTGAGCTACCAGTAAATTTTCTAATTAGAATTTTTGAATTCCAACCCTGTGAAACAACTTTATTATCACTATTTATTGTAGCGATTTCATCATTGATATAAATATCGCCAATTTCTTCGACTTCATGCATAGCAAGAGTTATGAAGTAATGATAAAATTTTCCATTACCTGTAGTTTCGTGGTAAGTTTTAGTTCCGCCTTTTCTTATTTGCCCATATACAATATCAGCATCAGCTATACTATCTATCGTTGTGCCAAGATTGTTTTTTGTGTCTGGTATATTTGGCTTTGGTGTAAGGGCTGATGTAACCGCCATCGAAACACCAACATATACTACTGTTGCAATAACTGTTTGTGTAGCAGTAAGAGTCCCTGGACCAAATAAAATAGTACCTGTTGTTGCAACCATTAGATTAACCTTTTCGAATAAACATTCTCAATATGCTGAAACCCAAGTCTTTGTAGCAATATATCAAATGGCTTATGTATCTTTGTATTCATAAATAACACAGAAACACCATCTTGCACCAGACATTCCATCGAAAACTTTATGAGCTTAGATGCTGTAAAACCTTTTCTATGATCTGGATGTAAAAAAATAACATCATTTGTAGCATATATATGATCTTGATAATGCAATGATTTGGTAACTAAAACTGCAAAATAACCAACAATTTTACCTTCATCGCGTGCTGTAAATATTTTTAATATGCCATGCTTCTCTGCATCTTCATACTGTTCTATGCTGGGATTTAATTTTATGAAGTCTTTATTTAATGCGATTTCTTCATAGTGCATATTTAAAAGTTCTTTTGCTTCACCATAACAATCGGAGAAAAACTCCTGTTGAAACAGCATTACTTTGGTCCCCATTCTATTGACTGATCTTGTAAATCAGAAACATAGCTAAAGTATGTATCATTAGAGTATAAAGTTTTATGGTTTTCTTGAGTGTATCTAAATGGATTTACACGCTCTAAGTCTATAAGCCTATTTTCTACAGTAAGTGTTATTGTTGATGTTTCTGGGCTATCATCAATGGTCATTGTGTCCATATATCCAGTAAATACTTCAATTAGGTTTGAATTTCCTTCTACACCAAAATAAACCTTACAATCCCTGCCAGAATATTCATGTGATAAAGCCGATAATAAAAGATTAGATGGAACTCCAGTAAGGCTAAGAGTTAAACCACTTGCTTTAAGTTCTGCGGCCTCTTCAAGATTTCCTATACTAAGCAAATTACCAGCGCCTAAATATGTATTTCCATTTGCGCTTTTTTCCCCAACACCTGTCCAGAGATACAATGGTGCGGCGACATTACCAGAACCATTGAAAAAATTTAAATCTATTGCATAAAATGGAGAAAATTCACCACTTTCTAATGCTGTAATTAAGGATGTTGGAATATCTCTAGGCATTATAGTGCCTCCGAACAGGAAAAGGTTATGCCATAATTGCTTAATTCATTGGCATTCCATGTTAATTCATTGCTATCCATTCGGAACAAGCCTTGTGCTGATGCAAAAGTAACAGTTGTTCCTGTAGTAATTGCGTCTTTTAATGGTGGTTGAATAGTAACAGCACCATTTCCAGTATTATCATCAACGACCATATGTAACCTTGAATTAGCGCCTGTACCAAATTGCAAATAACTGCCTTTATTTAGCTTTTTTCCTGACCCAATAGTCAAAGAAACGCTTGTAGCTCCTATAGCCGCGCTTGATGTAACACTTATAGAAGTTGGCGCATTTCCACCAAGAACTGTTTTTGCATCTGGGTCGCCTAATAAGAACGTATTAGCCTTACCTTCTAACTGCATAAAGAAAGATTGCCATTGTGAAGCGTCAGAGCGCTTCATTGGTGGTAGAGAAAGCGTTGCATACCATTGAGCCTTGGCATACTTCTGAACCTGTGTTGCGCCTGTGAAGGGGCTTTGTGAAACAGCTACAGTTCTTCTTATACCCCAATCAGATGTGGTAAACGCTGGACTTGTTGGCATTGCTATTACTGTCATAAATCACCCGAATGCTTGACCGAATGCACCACCGCGCCGTTTAGCATCGACGACAGCGTTCATTGTGTCTTGTTTAAATCTAGGGAGTAATGAAATCATTTCAGCCCTTACTGTTTGTGCTACGCCTGATTGCACATTAATTGTCTGATTGACAACTGTGCCACCGCCGCCCATTGCGTTTTGAGTATTATGTTTATTCATAATTGACCCAGATGAATTTGGAACAAATAGTTCTGGGCCACGTTCTCCAACTAAATATGGATTGCCACCATTTACAGCACCACCTCCAGCCAATTTACCAGTTTCTATGCCTGTTCCAACATTACCTAATGCTAACCCAAGAGGATTGCTTGGTCCACCAAACATAGTTCCAGCGGCGCTAAACAAACCACCGATCAAAGGCTTTATGACTTGTGCTTTCAATGCATCTGCAATCATCTGCCTGACCATATCTTTAAACATATCTTTCATAGTGCCAAAATTTAGTCTTCCACTCATCACCATTTGCGTCATACTATCTGCAAATTTATCAGCCGCGTCTCCAAATTTTAATTCGAGATCAGTGAATTTATCTTTAAGATCATCAACAACAGGAACAACTATATCTTTGGTAACTCCTAAATTAACTAATGCTCCTTTAAGATTTTCCACTGAACTTTCAGCTTTCTTTGAAGCATCTTCAAGATCAGCCATTGCAAAAGCGCTTTCTGCGAATGCAACTATACCATCAGGGTCATTTGCTTCGCCTTTAATAGCATTTTTTAGTTTATCAACCGCATCTTTAAGTCCATTTATACCTTCATCTCTGAGCTTACCAGCTTCAGTTCTAGCATTTGCAAAAGAATGTTCCATTGCACTTCCTACAGCTTCAAGCTCTATACCTAGACCTAAAGCATTGCCAGCGGCGGTTTGCAAACCAAAAGCCTTATCGGACATAAAGGGGACATTTGCCATAGAAGATGCAACATCTAGTAAAAATTCAGCAAATTTCTGTTGCATTTTACCTACTGCGCTAATAAACCAACCATAAATTTGATCAGAAAAACCCCTGAAAACTATGGAAAAAGCAGTCAAGTCTGTTTTCATCATTTCAAATGCGGCTACAAGTACATCTTTAACAAGAGCTAAAGCATCTCCAAAACTACCAACTTTTTCTTTTAATTCTAAAAACTTCATTACTAACCATGAAACACCAGCAAATATAGCAAGTGGTAATACTGTCATAGATACAGCTTTTAATACTTTCATAGCAGTTGTTAAGCTTACTATACTTGTTGTAAATATTGCAGTGGCGGCGGCGTTTAAAGCTAGGGCGGTGCGGAAAAGAACAAACCTTGCCATTATAACTATCAACATAGCCTCAACAACTCTTAAATTATCAGCAAGAAAGTTTATAGCTGGCGCTAGTATCTTTCCAATAATATTTGCAACACCACCTAACAATTTCATAGTTGGAACTAATTGATCAGATAGATTTATTAATGCTCCAACTACATTTTTAAAAGCATCCATTAGTCCGTTTTCAGCAAATGCCCTTCTCATTCTAAACATTGCATCTTGGAACATGGATAAAGTACCAGCAGATGTTTTGGCAAAGTCGTCCATTGCCCCATCAGCAGTACCGCCAGTGCCAAAGGTATTCATTAACTTTTGCGATGTTTGCTGTGCAGAGTATGAAACACCAGCCTCAAAACCAGCAAATGCACTAACACCTCTATCTCTAAATTGATCAGCCGCGCCAATACCAGCCGACATTGCTCTTTGAACATTCGCCGCCGCTTCATTAAATGGTATTCCAAATTGAGCCGCGATATTACCTGTGACTTGTAATAACCCTGCTAATTCTTCTGCATCACCTGAAGCCGCCGCCAAAGAGCCAGCGCCCTTTTGTATTGCATCCAAGCTAAATGGAACTCTCGATGCAAACTTTGTCATTTCATCAAAAGCCTTACCGCCCTCTTCAGTAGTTCCTAAAAGAGCATTCATTTGAACTCTTAGGGTTTCAACAGCCATACCAGTTTGTATAGATGATTTTGCAAATGCACCCATTACAGCAACACTTGCAACTTTAGCAATCACGCTACCAGCTTTCTTAAAAGCCGACTCCATTCGCTTACCAGTTGCTTCAGTTTTCTTTGCAACTTTATCTAAATCGCGCCTAACAACGCGCATATAGGCTTCAATTCGAACCAATAGTGTATCAACTGTTGTGGCCATTAGTCAGGAAACCTTTCCATCAAATCTTCAAGTTCATCCCTTGGCATGGCGGACGGCTCTCCACTGGAATTGAACTCTATAAACCCATCAACTGATAGTAAAAATTCTTGTAAACTCATTTCCCAAAAATCTCTCGGTTGCATTTGCATTTTTCCAAGAGCAAGTTTTATCCATTCATCCCAAGGAATTTCTTCTAAAGGTTGGCCGCCCTTTCTTCGTTTCCCTCATCACCATCATCCCCAGTTATTATAAAGGTAATAACTTGAGCTATGGTCATCATTGTGTCAGTAATTCCGTTATTCCAAACCAGCTCTTGTACTTGTTTGTCTTTAATATCTTTTCCGCTTGATCTTAATACTGGTGTTAAAAAAGCTACCATTTGTAATGCAGTTAAATCACCATCTTGCATTGTATTAGCAATTTTAATCACACTTTTATTCATTGCGGTTTCAATCCGCATCATCACGTCCATTGTCACTTTGCAATGAAACTCTTGATTTGCTAGGCTTATTGTTAATTCGCCCCTTTTTGGGTTTGTCATTCTTGACCTCCTTTATTTTAATTGTAAGCGTTTCACCCCTGCCATGTAGGTCTGATACTTCATCAGCCTGATATGTCACCCCATCAGCCTTGAAGCTGTCGCCAACCTCAAGACCTGATGCATAAGGTGCGGAGAAAAACATTTTTTGACGATGGCCAGAATAAGTAACACCATCTATTTCGATAACTGTATCAATCCAAGCCATTGTCTATTCCTTATACTGTTGCGAAGGTTGTTGCTCCAGAACTCTCTAAAGAGACTGAATAAGTTACTTCACCATTATATTCACCAGCATACTCAAGCGATGTAACAACAAACTTACCTGTGTATGTTCCAAAGTCAGGAATAATTACTTGAAAGTTTGGTATGCTAGAGCCGCCAAATGCAGTTCTTAGAGTTGCCTCAGAAGCC